TTATCCTTAATCTTGTCGCTGTCGACTACAGATTGAAGTCTAGTCATCATGCTATCTATTGCTTTAATCCTGTTGTAAGCTCTTTCTCTTGCTTCCGTATCTTCAGGGTTAGAGTTCTTTATGTCGTTAAAACATTCTTGGGTCATATCATCTAGTTCGTTGATAAAGGACTCGGTGTTTAGTACGCTCCGTATTTCTGCTTTTCTATCCAATTAAATCCCCTGTTGGGACAAGTTATTAATCTTATCTAAAGCGTTGATTAGTTCTTTGGATTGTGCAAGGTCAGATTTCTTATTATCATTCTGTGCTTTTTGCATAAGCTCCATTTCTTTGATAGCCATCTCTGCTTCAAACTGTGCTTGTTTCTGTTGTAGCTCAAGCATTTCTTTCTGGATTTTTAATTCCAACTGTTGTTTGTCTAATTCAAGTTGAGCCATCTTGGCCTGCATTTGCATTTCAGCTTTCTCTTTCTCTACCTGTGCCAGTATTTTAGCTGCTTCGGTATTAGGGTCAGTCTGTGGTTGCTCTGCTTGTTGTTGAGCCAACTGCTCTGATTCTTCGTCAGTAATATCTTTTAGGAATCCAGACTCATCTTTAAATCCAGCCATGTTGACAAATTTGGCGAGGGTATCCCGGTATTGTTTAATGCTGACTAATGGGTTACCTAGTCCGTACTGGGTTAGCATCTGCTCTTGCTTATCAAGAATCATTTGCATAACACTTAACTGTTCGCCTTTAGAGCCAGTGCCTAGTCCTACGTTAACAGTGACATTGTATTGATTGCTCCACTCTCTGGGATTCATGGGTACATAACTATTATTAACTTTAATGATTCTTTCTTTATCTTGGTATTTACATACGAGTTGCAAGATGCCTTTGAATAAAGAGGTAACGCCAGTGTCTGCAAAGATACGAGCTATCAATTCTATTTTACCGCCTGCTGCACTTGACATAGCTGCGACTGCGGTTGCTGTTACATTCTGTAGTATGTTTGGGTCTAATCCTTGTGATGCTTCGCTTACGCCAGTTCTTTTAGCCTGTACAGTATCTAAATACTCAAGCATAGGGAATGATTGTCCAGCGCTGGATTGAACAGATAATGGTACTAACGCATTAGGGTTCTTAATTCTAATCACGCCACCCGCTGTGGATGTTAGTAAGTCATCAAGATTTACTTGACCTTCTACTGCGCCTACACGGTAGTTGTTAGTGAGGTATAAGTTGTCTAGCATCTGTCTAGTGATAGTCGACTTGATGAGTTGTATATCCATTGTCCTGTCGGCTAATGATTCACCAAAGAACTTATGTGGGATAGGGAATGGGCAAACACTATGGAATGGAACGTAGTCACATTCTTCCTGTGATAGCACTTGGTTGTCTGCATAACAAACTCTGTGAAGTGATGCTATACCTTCGTTATCCAAATCTGCCTTAACATAACACTCGTAATACTCTACCAACTCCTGACTTTCATCGCCAGAGTTATTAGTATTGAAAGGCTCTTCGCCTGCTTGGTATCTTGCTACTCTTTCTGGAGTAAAGTCTAATGTATCGCCAATAGACAATCCCGCAACCGTTTCTTTGTCATAACCCATTGCGACTAAATCACTGCGAGTAACTAAACTTCTTTGTGCAACAAATGTAGCGTCTGCTATGGTAGTAGCACGTTTATCTATTAGGAACTCTTCTGGAGCAACTGACTCTATTTTAACTTTAGATGAATCGACAGTGCGTTTGCATTTAATGTTGTAGTAAGTATTAACAATCGGTGGTACTTCTACCATCAAAGGCATACCCATTTCATCAACCATAGGTTGTCCAGACATAGGGTCTATAGGTGGTTGACCAGTAGATGGGTCTATAGCTGGTTGTGGTTCTTGTTCTATGACTTCCTCTACTATTTCCTGCGATACTATTTCTACTTCATCGTCCTGCATAATGAGTGCAAGCTCATCTTCTGTTAGGTTGTTATACTTTTCTTTGGTAACGTCTTTCTTGTCATCCCAGTATGCTTTGAGTACGCCGACCTTTTGACAAAGGCCATCCCAGAACATATCGTGTAGTAAAGCGAATCCGTTATTGTCTTTATAGAATATGTGATTGACATACTGCGTTGCCTGTTCGGCTAACTCTGCATCACCATCGTTGACTGGTTCAAACACTACTGCGTTCTTTGATTGAGTGAATACTTTGATTAGTTGTGGTAAAGCTCCATCAACAGCCTCTGCTACTTCTGCAGTTACTATCTGGCTACGGCCTTCAACCTCATTACCATAAGGCTCTCTCATGTAATACTCAAGGCTTCTTTGGCGACCTAGTGATGTTTCGGTAGAGATAAATCCTAGAGAGTCATCAATGTATGAGCCAATAATATTAACAAGCTCCCTACTCTCATCTGAATTTACATCCATCTTCTTTTTGTCATATGCCATTTATACTATCCATTGTGAATTTATTTTTAGAGGTTTGTCCCATCCATCATCTGTTTCGTTTAATCCAATTGCCAAGTATCTGAATGAATCAGCAGCATGGCTGGTAAAATCATGCAGAGGCTTATCAAAGAACACATCTCTTTTCTCGTCATATGTTCTGCGGTAGTTTCTTAATAGGTCAACTGCGTCTTTTACTTTAGTATGAAACCAACAGCGTGGTAGCATCCTTCTAACAGCCTGTATGCCATCATCGATACCCAGCTTTGGCACAACCCTACAATTCAATCCTGCCTCCTGTAATACTTCTAGTCTGGACTTACCTGTCCCTAATTCTCTTACTTGTATGTCGTGTGGTAGCAACTGCTCTGCTGTGTCGTATCGGTTATCTCTTAACCAGTTGACGTAATGGTCAAGTCCTTGTCCGTGGTCTTCCATGTAATCTATAATGTGTAACTCTTGTCCTGCAACTTGGCAGACCCATATAGCTGTACTGTCACCCATTCCTAAATCCCAGCTAACAAATGTTTTACAGATGTCATCACGAATCACACTGTCGCTAATCTGACCTTTAAACTCTAGTTCATTAATAAGTGTTCCGTAGTAAGAACCCTCTACTGGAGTGTGAAAATTAACCTCAAACTCTTGAGAGTATTTATCATCACCCATTTCTTTTCGTGCTGCGTCTAATTCTTCTTTGTCTACTAACCCAGTATCACTGGCCTTAAATTCTAATAGCTTCCATCCATCTTGACCTAGTGCTGCTTTATCTCTTAATGTAGCAAAATGATTGCGACCTTTCGGTGTTCCTATAAATAGGACCTTTCCCTTTCTGTCCGATATAGCTGGTCGTATAATCTCACTAAACAAGCTAGGGTTAATTTGGGCATACTCATCAATGACAACTAAATCAAAATACGTTCCACGCAGACTGTCAATATTGTCTGCACCATACAAGCTAATCCTTCTGCCCATAAAGTCTGACCTTAACTCTGCAATGTTATTAACTGCACCCAGTGGTCTTGTATATTCTGTTAGCATGTCCCAAGCAATTCTCTTGGCTTGTGAATAAGTAGGACTAATGTAAGCAAAGCGTGGGTTCTTTAGCTTGCAATGTATGGCACTAAAAATTAACTGATTAATTGCAGCGACTGTCTTTCCTAATCTACGATGGGCCACTACCACTGAAAACCTATTGTTTTCTACAGACTTATGAATTTCCTGCTGTGCTGGTCTAGGGTCATATTCTAATTCAATCCTTGACATTGATTTTACTTATAATAGTTATTGCACCACCATCTGCACCAGATACTTCTAACGCACTGGTTTCTTTCCAGCCTGCTCTAGTTTTTAACCAGAATATTTGTGCTGAAGTATTACCACTTTTAGCGGAAGTAAATAAGCTCTGGGCGATAGCTGCGTTAGCGTCTATACGACCACCGTCTAATTCTTTCTTATAATACTTAACTAATGTGTCAGAGGATATTTCTAACTTAATAGCAATGTCCTCATACCTAGTGCCAACAGTAGATAAACTGCGTACTAGCTTTCTATTATCATCATCTGGGATGTGTTCTATTCCTTGTGCCATATACTTTCTCCTTTATAACTCCGAAGGTGACTGTAATAGCTCTGCTTTCTTACCTGTAAAATCTTCCCAGCGTTTGACTATAACGTCACAATATTTAGGGTCTAGCTCCATAATTCTATTTACCCTGCCTGTTTTTTCACAAGCAATTAAGGTAGACCCACTGCCACCAAATAAATCAACAACACAATCAGCTCCTTTACTGCTATTCATAATTGCTTCTTCTGGTAAACAGACTGGTTTTTGTGTTGGATGAACATAGCTATTTTGTGCATCTCTACCAATCTTCCATACTGATGTTTTTGTTCTATCCCCAGCATTAAAATGACTCCCTTTACCTTCTTTCCATCCGTAAAGAATAGGTTCATGTTGAGCCCTATAATCTTGCCACCCCATTCCTGCTGATTGTTTCATCCATATAATAGTAGATGATTTTTTAAACTGCTCTGCAAAAGTTTTTTCAAATGCAATTTTTGGTGTTGATGCACTATCTGGATGACATACATAAATACAAGCAAGAGGTTTCATTATTGCGTTATATGTTGAAAATATATCTCGGCAAAATTGTTCAAAATCATCATCTGACATATTATCATTTTTAATAGTGCCTAAATTGTTTGCTCCTCTCCCTGAATAATCAACATTGTATGGTGGGTCAGTAAAAACTAAATCAGCTAACAATCCATCCATTAGCTTTTCTCCATCATCTATACTTGTGCTATCACCGCACATTAATCTATGATTACCTAACTGGTATATATCCCCAAGTTTAGTAGTAGGTTCGTCTGGTAATGCCGGTACATCATCTTCGTCTGTTAATCCTTCTACCTGTTCTGGATTAAGTAACGCTGCTAATTCTTTTTCATCAAAACCTAGCATGGTTAAATCAAACTCTGCGTCTAGGTCTTTAAGCTCTAATGATAACAATTCAATATCCCAGTCGCTGTTGACTGCTATTCTATTGTCAGCAAGTATGTATGCTTTGCGTTGTGAGTCTGTAAGATGTTCCAGCTTAATGGTGGGTGCTTTTGTTAGGCCCAACTTTTTAGCTGCTTCTAACCGACCATGCCCAGCAATAATGCCGTTGTTTTTATCTATTAGTATTGGGTTATTAAATCCAAACTCTTTAATACTAGATGCTATCTGGGTGATTTGCTCTGCGTTATGCGTTCTTGCGTTGTTAGCATAAGGTATGAGTTCACTTATTAATTTTTGTTCTATTTTCATGTTATGTAACTCTCTTTCGAGGTCGTTACCCTGTTGTTGTTAAATTATTCTGTAGTCATACAATGCCATGTATTTTCTCAACAGCACGAATGAGCCCTATTAAATCTGATTCATGGTATTGCATCAGCCTT